AGAACTTACTACTACTGGAAGCAATAACACAGGTTTTGGTTTTGGTGCTTTATATGCCAATACAACAGCAGACAATAACACAGCAGTAGGATATGCTGCTTTAAGTGTAAACACTACAGGTACTGTAAACACAGCAGTAGGTTCATTATCACTAGATGCTAACACAACTGGTAATGGTAATACAGCAGTTGGTTATGCAACTTTAAGTGCAAATACAACAGGTGCGAATACTGCTATTGGTTGGTCAGCTCTATTATCAAACACAACAGGTAACGCCAATGTAGCTATGGGTGCTGCTACTTTAGATGCTAATACAACAGGTGGTTCAAATACTGCGATTGGTGATTCAGCTTTAGGAGCAAATACAACAGCAGATAATAACACAGCATTAGGGTATGGTGCTTTACTTGTAAATACCACAGGAGCACAAAATGTAGCAGTTGGTTCAAACGCACTAGATGCAAACTCTACAGGTCAAAATAATGTTGCTGTAGGATTTGATGCTTTGACAGCCAATACAACTGGAGAACAAAATGTAGCAATAGGACAAAAAGCATTAGAAGCTAATACCACAGCAAGTAACAATACTGGTGTAGGTCTTGTTGCTCTTACATTAAATACAACAGGCACACAAAATACCGCAGTTGGAAAAGGAGCTTTATCTGCAAATACCACAGCAAATAATAATACTGCTGTTGGTTATCATGCTCTTGATTTAAATACAACAGGAGCTCAAAATACAGCTTTAGGTTCACA